CGGACTGCGTGTCCTCCCCTACGAGCCGGACGCAATCGACCCCGGCTTCCGTCCGTTCAACATAGCGCCGATGACGACTGGCGACTTGCCTGGTAAGACAGCACAATACGCCAAGTCGTTGATGGATCAGATCAACCCCTTCCGCGACCTCGTCGCCAACAAGGGCAGAGTCGATAGTGCTGCGGGCCTTGGATTCCTCGATGAGAAGAACCGGCAGTTGATGTCTACCCCTATGCGGTCTATTGAGAAAGCATTCTCTCAGAGTCACCGTGCTATGCTTGCCCAAGCATCTCGGGCTCTGGCGCTTAGCCGCAGGGCAGTTCCTGTTAACAATCTCACTTTGGATCTTGCCGGCGCGATCATCGACCCTGAGTCTTCGTTTGTGTCGTTTGCGCAGAACCCTCTGCCTTCCGTATCAAACCTTGGAATCACAATCAAAGAGACCAACCCAAGGTCTGAGGTCGCCCGAAAACAGGAAGCGTTGCAACTCTTTGCAGCTCCTGGGTTTAACGACCCTATGAGATTCATGCTTCTCTCGTTGCAGGAGGGACTGGACTTTGCGGTCTACATGGAAGAAGAGCGAGCGGCTTACGAGATGGTGGTTAAGAACTGCCTGATCCTTTACAGTAATGGTGAAGCCCCAGGCGAAATCATTGTGACCCCTCACACAGCACTACCAAATTTGCAGCTTAGAGTCCTAACCTCTTTCATGGCAGGACCTCAGATGGCTATGGCATCTCCGGAAGTGCAAGACGAGTTTATGAAATACAAGCAGTTCCTCCAGCAGGGACTCGGAAACATTCTACCAGAAGGCGTGCCGCCACCGGAACAAGCGGCGATGCAACGCATGCAACAACAGGGACGTCCGATCCCGCAACCACAAAGGCCTCAACCACAAAGGCCATCCCCGGCAGGAGTTAGATAATGTCTGAAGAAACCCCCACAGAAGCACCCGTGGAAACCTCACAAACAGAGACCGCAGCCCCAGAAGCAACCGGGGCTGCACCGGAAGGTGTAAATCTGGATCAACAAGTCACAGTAGATGGAAACACTTACACCATCAAAGAGTTGACAGATCAGGTAAACGAGAACCAAGTTCTCAAGGACTACCAAAAAGCAGCATCAAACCTGATGCGAACCGAAACTCAGGAAGTAACCCCCGAAAGAGAATCTGATATCAGATACGTGATGACCTACGAAGGCTATCAACCTGACCAGATCGACAACTACGTTAACAGCCTCAAAGGACAGCAAGTGGACCCCAACCCTCAATTATCCCCTGAATCTGCACCGCAGCGAGAGGCAATCCCTCAAGCCGACCCTCGTGTTGATCAGATGGATCAACGTATTCAGGAGATCGAGACTCGAGAGCGTCAGCTTCGGGTCGATGCTCTGAAGGGTAAGTTGGACAATGCTGTCATGAAGGCAACATCAGAATCAGCGATTGAGTCTATCTCTAGTGCATTCAAACGCATCCACGGTGACGAAGGTCACCAGGACAGAGTAGACACAATCCGTGAGGATATTCACCGCGAGACTGTCAGTCACCTCCGCAAGGTACGATCCTCTGGAGGAGAGATTGACGATGGTTCAATCGCTCAAGCATCACAACGCGCGGCTGAAGCCGTCGCTCAACGATACCGGACGGTAATCGGAGACCCTGACAAACTCGGGCGGACTCCGGAAACAGCATCTGGAAATACTCAATTCTTTAAGAAGAAGCCTATCGAGATTCCTCAGTTCAGTCCGGGCAAGGACACCACCGCCACCGTCTACGAGAAAGCGAAGACGTTTGCGGAGGACACACTGCTCGACATTGCGGCTGATGTCTCCAAGGGCGGAGATTCCAAACTGTAAAGGAGATAGCCTAAAATGGCTGCTTTGATTACTTCGGGTCAACTCTTCAATCAAAATGTAAACCGCATTGAAGATGTGATCAATAAAAACATCGACATCATGCTCCCAGGGGTGGACCCCATCTGGGAGAACATGGTTACTAGTTCCATGGGCGTTGGTCCTGCAGACGCTCTCGGTCGTGAGTTTAAAGTCCTCCGTGTCTTCATGGGCGGAATGACTGGTGTTCTCGAACAAGGTCGTGGTCGTAATGACTTCGCTCTGTTCGGTGACTCCACCACAACTCTTGGTGATCGCCTTTTCCAACAAAGCGTTACTCAGAACTTCCCTGATGCTTTGGACGGCATGAACCAACAACCATACCGCTTCGGTCTTCCGATGCGAACCATGGTTGCCAACATTGCGTTTACCTTGGGCGAACTGCAAGCAGAAGCCACCCCCTCGTTCATCGGGCAGATCGTTGCTCCGAAGCTCGAAGGCTTCTCTCGTAACATTGCTCAAACCCTGTGTAACTCTTGGTACACCTCGCAGAACAGCGGTTACTCGCTCTGTCGAATCACCAACAGTAAAGACACCGCAGGCACTCCAAACTTCTTGGAGTTCCAACCAGACAACCAAGCCATCGACCGCTTCTATGTCGGTATGCAGGTTGACATTCGAGACAACGTCGGAACCTCTTCCGTGCGTCGTAACGAATCTGGTGGTGTGCGACAAGTCGTGGTTGTGGACTACATTGACGAACTTTCTAACACTGTTCGTCTTGTGTCTAACGACTACAACTTCTCTACCGTTACCACAGGTGCTACTGCTGCTGACTTCGTTGTTCACGCGAACAGCCACCACACCGATGGCGGCAACACCCGGTTCACCAACATCGCAGGTATTAACTCATACCTCAAGGTCGGTGATACTTCTGGATCCGCTACGGACTCTAACACCATTCTCGGTGCCTACGAGTCCATCTCTAATGAGCAGATCAATGTGAATGTCAAGCCCGAACACCGTTCGTTCGAGTACGACATGAACAGCAGCCTGCTTACTGAGCACACCCTCCGTCAGATCCTCCGCCGCTTCCACGCTGCGAAGAACAAGTACGGACACTTTGTCGACACCCTCGTGGCGTCCGACGGTGTGTGGTTGGGTTACGAGTCCACCAAGATTGGCCGTGAAGTGATTGACCGTACCGGTCGACTCTCTTCCTTGTCCACTCAAGGTTCTGAAGGTGGTAGCGCTGGTGGCGATCAAAACCAGTTCTCCTCCGGCTTCAACTTCACCATCGACGGACGTTCGTACCAAGGCTACACCTCGACCTACGTCGAGAACGGCACTTGCTACGGCCTCCGTATGGGTGGCGGCAACTACAAGAAGTACGTGCCACCAAGCATCCAAGGCACCTCAAGCATGGACGGGGCTCCTGCCTTCGCACCGTTTGAGTTTGTCGCAGGTGCTCTGACCGGTACCGGTACCAACCAGCTTCCGATCTATAGCAGCGCTAACGGTCGTAACTTGGCTACCGAAGCTTCTCAGATGCCTGGATACATGCGTATGCAGATCTGTCCTGATCAATTCTCAGGCATCAAGATCAAGAACATCACTGAAGACCGCGTCTACGCTGATCGTCAGTACACGCCAGATTGATCGTAATCTTGATCTTTACATAAGGCTCCTGCCTTTCGGCCCCCCTTATCCTTTGCGGATGAGGGGGGTTTTTACTACTATCTAGATATGTTCCAAGACGACTTACATATGGACGAACGCCACCGTGTCATGGAAGACGGTGAGTGGATTCGTTGGGCGCGAAGAGTTACTGATATTCCAGAGCTCTTTGTATATCGACACTCCGAACAGGAAACTTTTGTGCTTGCTGCTTGGCGGGTCAAAAGTTTGCGTATCGCGGTAGAACTCACCGTCCTCCAAGGTCCTCCCGACAGAGACGGGTGGCTAGGCGAACGAGTCCTACAACTGACCGTAATGCCTCACGACCAGAAGATGCAGCGGCGCCGGCAAGCAGCAGAGGACGCAAGGTACGAACGTATAGAAGCGGCCCGAGAATCTAATGACGAGAAGCACGACGCGATGAAATGGGCTAGGCGTCAAGGCAAAGAGGACTCCGCAAGGAACCTTGCTATCAGCCGCTTCACCGGACAGCGCGAGGGTGGAGACACCCTAGAACGCACCAAAGACTCCCTGAAGGACATGATGTCCGGAAAGACTTATCATGCATAGTACCGGCTCATTCCTTAACACAGTCATTGAACGAGTCCGGGGATATCTCGACGAGCCCTCCTCCAAGTACACCAACGACTACTTGGTGCGAAACATCGTCATGCCGGAGATGGTCAACGTCCTCTCACGCCTGTCGCTAAACTTCGACAACCCCGTTGTTGTCCGCCACAACGTCACCTTCGTCTCAGGAACCGAGTACTACCAACTGCCTCCGAACGTGGGGGAGGTATTCAGACTCGTCAAATTGGACTCCAATAACTCAGTAATCAAAGAGTTTCTTCCTCTTGGCCAGTTCAGCTCTCAAGGACCCAACTGGTCACTCGAAGGCAACCTGCTCTCCTGTCGACCAAAGCCAGACGTAAGCGACACCCTCACAGTCTTTTACATTCCGAACGGTGACTTTCTCCCCCACTACAACCAAGGGCAGGGGCAGCTCTCTGCAGACCGCAAGACCCTTACCCTTTGCTTGCCGTCGCAGGTGACCGTGGGTGCAATCGACCGTCGACCTAACGCCTACGTGGGAGCGACCTTGCGTTTGTTGAAGAACACTGCAGGCAACGCAACCATTGTCGAAGAGCGCATCATTGACTCTCACACCTTAGCGGCTACCGATGCAGGCGACGACCAGGTCACTGTGCGGGTAGCGTTTGACACTTCAGCTTACGGGTCCAAAACAGATATCCACTACGAGATCGTACCTCAAGGATTCCAGTCCTTGATGCAAGCAGTAGCTGCGGCATCAGCCATCAATCTGGCAGTAATGAAAGATGTCACCGCCAAGAAGATGCAGTTCCTGCAACTCGAATACCGCAAAGCCCTTAAGACTATCGGAGACAACCTCTCCTACATGCAGATGCGCAAGCCGAAGAGTTTCCAGAAGAACACTGTAGACAACCAAGATCGTCATACGTATAACCTTGGGCAGGAGCTTTTCTAATGGGATTCGGAGCACGACCTTCTAACACCAGAACCCGAGAAGAGTCTGACGCTCAGGTAGCGCAAGCGCTTGTTGCAGCGCTTGGTATCTTGAAGGCAGAACCTCTTCGTATCAGCCACGTGCGTGACGGCTCTGACTTCTTGATGTCAGGTCCAGGACAAAACCCATTCGGAGCAGGAGGCACTGGAGGACAGGGAGGCTTTCCTAGTGACACAGGATCTGGCGGTGGTGGCGGTCAACTTCCGGAAATAGACCAGGAAGATCCTGTTCCCCCAGAGCCAGGCCCTCCCGGACCTGGAGGACCCGCAGGACCTCAAGGACCCCCCGGACCTCCCGGACCCGCTGGAGGTAGCGGCTCAGACGGTGCAGACGCCAGCCCCAACGGATACATCGACTTTATCTCTTCTGTCACATACGACACAAGCGACCAGTGCCTCAAAACAGAAACAACTCGAGTCTACGGGTTCTTTGCTAATACCGGAAGCGGAGGAGCATTTGGAGCGGTGCAGGGGACTAGCATTGTTACCTGTGCTGAAGAATGTGACACATGACCCTTCAGTTTCGCCCCAGCGACAAAGCACTAATTAAGCACAGCTCTGCAACCAACAGCTCTCAGGTTGGAAAGCTGATGAGTGAGTGCTGCTGTGCGGCAGACAAGTATGTTGAGTTCACATCTTGCGGAACGCACATTGCAGACAAGTACGTCAACTTTACTGGTCACGCCTGCACTCTTGCGGAGCGGGCGTATCACCACTCTTTGTGTAAGAACGCTGACGACTTTGGCTCAGACTGTTGCCAAGTAGGGGTTGGAGATTGCTCTAGCTTTAGCGGCAACGACAAGCAGTCTCCTGCTGAGGCATACGAGAACAACTGCACTGCAGGTACCGAAACTCAGATCGGCGGAGTGCATGTGGTAAATAGTGTGGTGCAAGACAAGAAGCGACATTGCAAGTCTGTGTACATGCGGCTTGAAGACTTCAAGCAGATGAAGTTTGGTAAAGACAACCCAGGAAGCTCAGGCTCTAGCATGGCGCAGCTTGGGTGGCTTCCTGCTAGCGAGGGCGGAACCACCTGGCCTTTGGCATTTAAGATCGGAGGGCACTGTTTTGTCGGAAGCCCTGATGTGCGCACCGAAGCACAGATAAAACAAACCACAGACAGTGGGGGAACTAACATCCCTGCCTGCAAGAAGATAGACCGTTCTGCTTTCAACACGGACTGCATCGGTGACCTGATGGTTTACGACCAGAACGGAGCTGCTATCTCTACTGGCAAGATGAACTTCTCTACCGACACTAGCGTGACAATGGAGAACTTGTGTGCCAACTGCTGTCAGGCGGTATGGGTAAACACAAGCGACTGCTCTCCTTGCCCCGGGCTTGCCAGCGACGGTTCCGGAGAAGATTGCCAGCTTCCCTTGGAAGACTTTGCTCAGTATGTGTCGTTCGAAAAAATGTCGGGCTTTGCTATGTGCGACTGCCCCAACTTAGGTACAGATCCAAAGCAAGAAAGCTTGCTTGGTTTGGTTCAGGGCTTTGGCTCAGGAACCAGCAACACCAACTGCAAAGAAACTCAGTGCCAGGAGATTGGGACAGGAGCCACTATTGAGGATCCCGGAAACCCTAGAGGTTCAGGTACTTGTCCGGCAGAGCTTAGCCTTTCAGGGTTGCATCAATGTTCTCAGCCTCCTCCAAACGGAGTGTTCAACAATGCGTTCTTCCTCAACGGAGACTGGGCAGGAAATTTCTTTAACTGCACTAACCCCAACTGCCCTGATGGGAGCGCCAACCCAGGACCGTACGATACTTGCGAAGAGTGTCTATGCCGCACTCCTCAATGCAGTTGCTCATGCATCCAATGCGGGGACGCATGTGATGCCGCATCGTGCGGAACTTCTTATACTGTAAGCACTCCTGCACTTTCTCTTACCGGAAATCCAGGGACGGGGGTTGGAAGCATTACGATCGACATAGCTGCAGGAAGTGTTTCAGTAAAGGCAGTGCGAGTAAACTCTGATCCTACCTGCAGCGCAAACTTGTTTAGGCCTTGCGCTAATGGCAGTACTAGTTTTGACCCTTGCATAGTCACGCAAAACTTTGGCTGCGGTCCCACAGTGCTTCACGCAGGAGCTTTTGTGGAGGTCATTCCTGAAACTTCTTCCGGAGCAGGAGACGAAGTAAGGGCGAGATTAATTATCAACGACGTATCCCTCGTTTGTAGCCTTGATACTTTTGGAAGCGGGCCCTGTGCATCAGCCGCTGGAAATAACTGGGGGGTAGTTGTAGGGTATAAACTTGTATTTGAGGGTACTAATGAAACTAGTGGAGGCGCCAACGATTACACAGCGTCTTACGTAAGCAACTCCGCTGAAGATGACTGTCCTCCAGGCACATATGTTTATTGTGAAAACGGAAATGTTACTGCCCCTGGTCTTCTTGCTAACCTAACTCCTACTTACGCAACCTCATTATCGGTGTCATGATGAAACTAACTGTGGTAAACTGCTCGAAACACTCATACGTAGATGATCAGCCTGTCTGTTCACTTGGCTACTGGGAGGGAAGTCCTACCCCTCAAACTTGTGAACTTCTTTGTCCTCACTGGCATCTGGAGAACAACGCGCCTCCTCAGCAAGCAGTAAAGGTACGACCTATGAAGTGGTATGACGTATTTAAAGAGCACCGTGGCTTAGGCGATACGGTCAAATGGTTTATCGAAGTTGTCTCCTTCGGACGCATTAAGCAGAAGAAGGGGTGCGGGTGCAAAGAGCGTCAGAGCTGGCTAAACCGCAAGTTCCCATATCATTGGAGTTAACGTGGCACAGAAAGACGCTGAGTGGAAAATTGAACTTAGTCGCCCCACCGGCGACAAGTCGGTTCCTCGGACGTCTGTAGGTCGGGGACTTCTTAGTGAAGCTACTGGCCTAGATGGCACATTAACAGGGGGCAGTCGTCCCTTTGCCGGTTTCCGCCAAGTCCGCGAACTGGAGTTTGATAACTACGCTCCTGATGACAACGGCGACGGCACCGCAAACGACACCCGGTTGACTGCATATTTGAAGGCAGGGGGGCGCCAGACCGATGACACTGGTGCTGCTCACGGTGAAGGCTCTGAGGTTGTTGACCTCTTCCCCGTCACATTCATGCGAGGCAACCGCTCCACCTGCTACGGATATGTGTACCGAGCCAAACGAAAAGATCAGACACATGGTGAAGCAGATGTTTTCATCGAGTTCTACGACGAAGAGACTACAACCTGGTTTACCCCTAACAGCCCTGCCTCTCCTCAAGGAACAGGCTCTGGCCTGAACTACACCGGACAGCTTCTGATGCTGGGGTGCAGTGCAACTGAACCCATGAGCGTAGAGACTTTGGGCAAGCTGGTCTACGTGTTTGTCAGGGGCAGATCTCCCTCAGTGTTTTTCCTGGATGGGGGAAGCACCGATATAAACCCTGGCACGGGAAACTTCAACGGAGCCCAGTGCATTGGAGTCACCGGAGACAACAGCACCACAGGAAACACGGGTGTTCCTGGCCCTGGATTTAGACCTGACTTTTTAGATATTGATAGGGCTACCGAAATAGGAACCTTGGCTACGCCTTCAACCGATGACCGCCGGCCAGGGTCGGCCCAGCTTCTGCAAAGCAACGTATCAGCAGAAGACTTGCCGGAACTCTTTGGTGATTTTGACCAGCCGGGCATTCGAATCGAAGACTTTGTGACTGCCCCTACGATTACCCACAAAGAGAACACTTTGCTTCCTGGCAGTCTTGCATCTACTGTAAGCACCTACACCGCAGCAGGAACTAACTACGGCACCGGAGGAACGGCTCTCACTACAGGACAGCGTGTAATTGTAGTCGTCAACTACAAAGCTACCAACAGTGCCAACAGCATTCTTCCTAGCAGCACAGACTCTTTGCGCAAAGGGGCAGGCCAGTCCCACCCAGGTTGCATCGTTGACTTCGTTGACGGCACTGGGGGATCCCCCAGCGTTGTTAACACATTCAATCCAGCAGGAGGGTGCTTCAGATCAAAAGACAAGATCAGTCAAGGGATGTCAGTCTACGACGTACGGAACACCGGAGCCAACTTCTCAGAGGAAGTAACGTACACCCAGGTCTTTGAGTGTCGTCCGTTCAACGACCTGAAGACCTCAGATGCTGGCGGCACAGGTAGTGCAATCGCAGCCAACATGTACGTGCGTGTTCGCCCTCTGACCGGCACCTCTCCAACAGATACTGCCACCTTATCTGTTACCGATCTCAGTGTAAACATCTACCTAGCCGCTAACCTTAACGACGACGAGTATTCAATCCAACCTGGAACTATCAAGTGGAAGCCTGAGACGGTAACAGCAGGTACGTCCTCCTCTTATGACCTGCAAGAAGTCGGCTTAGCAAACACAGGTAGTATTGTAGCCAGTCACGGCCACACTTACCCTACCTCCTCGGCTATCGGAGCAGGGGGGATTGTCCGGCTTGGGCTTATTGGCACGAGAGATGGCTCTGTCGACTTTACTACTACTCCTACTGGCGCAACAAACCCAGTGATCAACAGAGGATATCTCACCACTTCGCGGAGGGTGTCTGCGGGAGCATCGAAGGTCAAACTATCTAGTAGTGCCGTTATCAGCACAACCTTCTTTAAGATCTCTAGACGCAACAACGATTCAGCAGGCACTTCTGCGACCGGAACGAACATAGGTGACTTCTTCAAAAACCACATCTCTGCAAACCAAGTGGATCAAGACTACGACTCCTCGGATCCTCTAGACGGAGTGGGGGATGCAGACGCACTCACCTTCCCTGCTATCCACTCCAGCGGCACGCCTACATCTAATCGCATAGCCACACTGCGAAGAGCAAACACCACTCTTCCAAACGGCATCACTAACGCAACAGAGAGTTTCTGTGTATCCCAGTTCTTGAACGCCAGCACCGCTACAAACGGAGCCCTTATTGGTGATTTAAGTTTTGATACTCAGTTTAGTTTTCTTGCTCCAGCAGCTATGCCTACCCACTCTAATGGTGCGGGGGGTACCCTTGACGATTTTAGAACCAATAGTCATATTCACACTCTCGGGTTTGAGGTCGGGGCAAACTTTGCGGCGCCTGGCAACTGGACGAGTCAGTCATCTACCAGTTCAACAGGCGTCACCGATCAACAAGCAAAAGACTTCTTAGCCTCTCTGATTGTTGCAAGAGCTCCGATCGACCGTGCGCTTCTAGCATCTGTTCAGAGCAACATAGCTTGGTCCTTGACCGAGACAGGTTCTTTTGGCGGTAACGTAACTTTCGACGTTTATTGGAACGACCCCGAGTGTTTGGGTCGATTGGTCAAAGTCGCTAAGGATATTCCTGCTAGCAGTTTTGACATCAAGTCTTTGTACGATCAAGGGGTTCTACCTTCAGGTCGTGACTTCGAATGGAGCGTGATCGCCAAAGCTACGATCAACGGGGTAGATTACCAAAAGGTAAGCCAGGTCTTTGAGTTTACCACCGACGATAGGTTTGGGTCTCACAAGTTTGATCGAGGCAACTACGCCTTTGCGTATCAACTCTTCGACTCCAAGACCGGACGTACATCTGGTATGTCCCAGATTGCACGTATTGACAAGGCTGCGTTTAAGTATGGAACCACCGGGCGCTGCGGTGTATCTGGTCGTGAGTATGACGAGGACAACGAGGATCTAATCGGGTTGATCAGCAGTCCTCAAATTGTGCCTAAAGGCATTCGAGAGTACACCTGCGCTGAACTGATCTATGACGTGCGCAAGTATGACTACGCTTTCTTCTACCGATCACCCCGCACAGAAGACGAGGCTATCAACTTTGCACCCAACACTTTGTTCTTGGATAAGTTGATCAAGCTTGATGACTACAAGACTCTTGATAACAACCTGACAAACTTCGGCATAGATGTTCTTCCAACAGAGGTAGGGGGAGCAGTTGCCTCTACCCGACAGCGCGTTGTGTTCTTCTACACACTGAACGAAGACGAGATTCTGTATCGACCTCTCTACACAGGGCCCTTGCGCTTTGATGACAACATGCCGCAAGCAGGAGCCGCTAAGTTTTTAGACAACATCTTGGTGACTGCAAACATTACACCTCCTGCAATCACTACTCTCAACCAGGGAACCGAAGACGAGTTCACCGCAGCAGACCCCTATCGCGGTGGGGGAGAAACCAAGTTTTCTCAGGTTGAGAAGTATGCACCCGAACTATTCCCTCCACAGAACCAGTACACCCCCAGCGACCCTTCTAATCGAATCTTGGCTCTAGTCCGCGCAGGTCCCAATATGCTGGGACTTAGTGAAGATCGACTCTTCCACGTTCGGAGAGAACAGAGTGTTATGGTTCGTGAGTTGCATGAAGGCATGGTCGGAACAGTCAACCCACATGCTGTAGGAGTTGCTGCATCTCAACTGTTTACCATTGCGCCCAGAGGCGTGAAGATTGTGGGTACTAACGGATCGCTAGACAACATGTCTGTGATCGACACTTTGGTTCGAGAGAAGTGGAAAGACAATCACGACAAGTTGAAGGTGGCATTTGACCCCTTTATCTCTTCTCTGTTCTTCTACAACCCAACGCTGGGACATGCAGCATGTACCTGGTTTGAGACATCTAGCATGACGGAACTGAAGGATCTTCCCTTCACAGACGTCAAGTCTGCAAACTTCCCGAATGCAGAAACATTTGGGGCAAGTGCGGGTTACTCCCCCACGTTTGGTGGGGATAGAGTCCACCGCGCGTTGTGGCTGATGAACCACCCAGACGTGGCCAACAACGTCAACACTCGAGATGCAGCTGTGGCCGGCTACTGGCGACCGCGTATCTACGTAGCCAACCACGTGCGCGACCGCAAAGCTCTGACGCATAACGGCAGCAGCCACACCCAGCAGTCCTACAACCGCAGAACTTTGATGGATATCGTTGGACCCACCCTCTTTACTCTGTCTAGTGGGCAAGGAAGCACCAGCTTGACCTGCACCGCAGGCAATGGCAATAGCCAGGTAGCCGCAGACAGCTGCGTGGGGTCGTTTGTCTATGTGCTAGAAGACACAGATCAAACCAAGATCGGTAACAAAGCTCAGATCAAGAGTGTCGGCAAGAGCGCCAGCGCTATGACCATCACCCTTATGACCTCTCTTGACTGCAGTTCTGGGGCCAAGATCGGCATCAGCCCTGTATTTGTGGAGTGCACTGGCCACCAGGTAGGCACACCGATGATGACGTCTAGAGGGCAGACAGAAATGGACGACCACCACTACCTCAAACAGGTAGACGAGACAAGAGTGCACATGCTTGATGTGTCTGGAAACAACTCATCAGACACTGCAGCGAAGTTCCAGGGTATTTTGTATGCCGGAAACGAAGATACTCCTACCCACAAGGACGCACCGTCCAAGCCTGATGGAACAGATGTAGCCTCTTTGGTGGAGGGCTCATCCCTATACCCAGCAGTCTTTGGGTCCGACTCTAGTTTTGCAGGGGTTCAAGGGCCTCTCGGGTTCACTCTGACCCCAGGTATCCGCATCTTCTGTCCTGATGTGGACTACCGTCTCCATAGTTTTGTTTGTAACGGACAGGTTATAGACAGCAAGAGCAGTCAGGCGTACACCCAATGAGTCAATTCAACCCCATGCAAGGAAGATTCACGACTTCCTTCTTGCCGCCGAACCAATCGAACATGCCCTTCGGCGCGGTCGACAGGGGCACCTTTAACATGTACAGCCCTGCCCGTACAGGCCTTGATCCTAGTAATCCAAATATGCAAATGGGTTTTGTGGGGGCAGACGGACAACTCTACGCAAACCAGCAATCTGCAAACATGGCGGGTGCAGGGGCAAGAGGAAGTGGTCCGTTTGGAGGGCTCGGAGATCTTTTGCAGCAAGATTTCGAAGGGCAACAGGGTGTTGTAGATGACATCAATGACTACCGAGAAAGTTTCTTGGGCGACCTTGGCCGGATGGATACTTCTATCGGAATGCTTGAAGACTTCGCACAAGGGGAAGGAAGTGTCGACTTTGCGCAGGGCAAGTCAGATGCTCTTGGATTCTTGGATGAAGGCATCAGCACTTCACAAGACAGGATTGATAAAGGCCAAGCAGACTTCCTTTCAGCAATCGACCAAGGCGAACAGAAAGCTCTAGGCAAACTTTCTGATGCTAGGCACGGCGCTATGAGTGCCCAAGCAATTAGCGCAGGTAGAGCCGCAGGTGAACAGTCAGTTCAGATGGCGTCTCAGATGGCGGCTGCTGGCGCATCTCCTGCACAGATTGTAGGGGCACAACTTCAAGCAGACTCCAGCCGAGGTCAGCAAGCCGCAGCCTCTATCGCAGCAACTGGTGCACAGTACGACTCTGCTAGTGCGCAGGTCATGACTGCATCTGCACAAGCCAAAGCATCTGGCATCCGAGACTTTACCTCGATGTTTACAAACGTCACGATGCAGGGTGCACAAGCAAAAGTAAATGCGTCTCTTGCATACGACGGCATGCAACAGCAAGACAAAGCCCTTCGACAACAAGCAGCTGTGGCTATGGGAAACGCTATTGCAACCAAGAGCCAGCAAGCAGTGAACATCGTGAGTGCTCTGCCTCCGCAAACTCTTAGCCACTTGGGACTTGCAGGAGAGTTCTTTAGTCTTGTTTCCTTGATGGGTGGCTCTGCGCAGAACTACGGTGTTAACCAGTTCCCTTCTGATATGGTTAGCTAACCAAGAATTGTAGGTTATTGATATGGTGACTTCAGCACAGAACTTAGGCGTACAACAACAGGTTAGCTTTGCAGCTCCTCAGCAGCCGCAGGGATATCCACAATCAGCTCCCTCCATGCAGGAGCTGCAGTTTTTGCGCAACCTGAACACAGACACCGAAAAGTTCAACGCAGCTAACGCTCAGTTCAGAAACAACTTTGCTCGACCAGGCCAAGCAGGTAACCTCAACCCGTTCCAGTACGAGCAGTACCAACAGATCCGCAAGGACTATCAAGAGAAGGTAAACACAAACACCCGCAAGATCTCGGAGCTTCAAGCACGAAGAGCAAAGCTGGGAACCCAAGGCATGAATGCCGAAACCCGATTCAACAAGATCATCGGAGACCTAAAGAACCTCCAAGATCGACGAAGCGCATACACCGGCATGACATCTGGAGTGGGGGAGAAAATCGCAGAGAACCTTTCCTTCGATATCAACCTCGGCAGAGGAGGAAACATTGGAGCCGGGGGGTTTGCAGCACAAATTGCAGCCGCTCGACAGGCACTGGGACCTAACGCCTCTGACTACGAAGTGGCTATGGAAGCCCGTAAAATCGGAAGACAAGTAAGTCCCGGTCCTTCGAGAGATCTTATGGACGCGCTTACTGATCAGATTCGAAGCGCAGATGAAGCCTCTGGCGGGTATGGGGGTGCGGCTGCAGGTGGAGGTATCGCAGCGGGACTTGCTACTCTTGCGATGTTTATCCCCGGGGTGAACCTGGGCGTAGCAGGGATTCTTGCTGTCATCGGTGGAGGCACTGTTATTGGGGGACTTATTGATGCCGTGGTCGATGATGACCAGACTATGGAGTCCATCAATGCAGAGCTCGATAGAGAAGATGGAGGCTTCAAAGTAGACCAAAACGCATTTGAGTCATCAGTTCTCCTTAGTGTTGCAGAGGGCATGCGCGACATTACAGAGGCAGGATCCTCAAGCGACAGGGCTGTGTTTGGCGCGGTTAATGATCTGATTAGCCACGTTGATGACGGCAGGTCAATGGATGATATTGTCGGTCGACTCATTCAGTTAGAAGATGAAATGGGTCTTTCTATGAATGAGATCCACTCCTCTTTGCAGTCCGCACTTGTCTCGATGAAGAAAAGTCGCAGTGGCGAGGTTAGCTCACGAAGTGCTATTCTGGCTGAAGCTCAAGGCCTGAGTCAAGAGTCTACGGAGTTGAAAGCAGTTGTCGCTGCGCAACGAGCTACAGACAACAGTATTTCCGCGCACGACGAGCTGATTCGTAAGTTGGAAGGGGCATCTCTTGCGCTTGAGACCTTTGACTACAACGAGTTTACTCAGCGTGAAGGCAACGAGATCTATGCCTCCAACCGTTTGGTCACCCCTGAACAGGCAGAAGAAGCCGCCAAGGCAGTTGCTCTGGGTACTTTGGAAAGCTACATCATGGAAGATGGCAGCATAGATCCTGAGTTTACAGACCTTCTGACTGCCTTGGATCCTGAGTCTGCATCTGCTCTTCAAGAATTGATTGGCACACGGCAAGAGGTTTTCTCGGAGACTGAAGACTTGACAGAACAACTCTTTGACCTAAGTGAAGCAGTAGGCAAGAACAACCCAGATCAGCTTGAGATGGAAGACGAACTTCAAGGATTGTTCCAAGAAGGTCAGATGATCGAAGAGCTTCTTGGTAGCATCGGGAGACGAGGACGATAATGCAGGTAGACTGGAAGTCCAAAGTAAAACTCCTGAAGGACTCCTTTGACTCTCACTTGGGAGGGGTTGTATTGTTAACTCCCCCACTGGATGGTAGAGATCAACCTGTTCAGATCACCTCTGACGAATCTTCGTTGACGTTTGAAGGTAAAGATCTAAAGCCAAAGATGGTGCGACGTTGGTTGTGGGAGCAGCGCAACTGTCGCGCAGTTACCCGACCAGGGGCGTTTATCTTTGCTTCTTACGACGACTCAACTGATATCACACGGGTGGGACTAGGGGCTCTAGCAACAACAAATGCTGCGGTGCGCCTTGAGGATATCAGGGAGCGGAGCATTGCCTGATGTCTCAGTTCAACTTACCCAATATTGAGGACTCTCTCTTCGATCCAGAGGTTCGTGAAAACCTCGAGGGTCTGGTTAAGTTGCGTTTGGGAGATCAGCTAGGTGCTGTTTCGCAAGACGTTGGAGACATCGTAGCAGGAAGAGCTTTTGATATTGACGGGGTGAGTGTTCAGAATCTCTCGAGCGAAGGACAGCTGAGGCTGTTCTTGTCTGAAGTAGATGTAGACGGTATGGAATCAGGCGATCTCCAGACTGATGAAAAAGGCAGACGGTTCCGGAATGTACGCAGAGTTACTAGCAAGCTCTCCGACAACGAGGTCAACCAGATCGTAAAGCTTGTCGAGGCAGGAGAAGTATCTGCTAAGACAGGGGTGCTCAACAAGTTGTCACCGCAAGAGTTCGCGGCTATACGGACGGAGTCTCGCGCTCGTGTAGATCTTCAGCCCCTAGATGAAGACCTTGCTGTTCTGCCGGGAGGAGAACAAAGAGCAAGACGGCTGGGGGCACTGAAGCCTCTTGAAGAAAGAGCAGCGGCTATGCGAAACGTAGCTGCTCTGTCTGGCACTCCTGTTTCAGACTTCTCGCCTGAGCAACTTAAGGGCTTTCAGACAGACGACATCAAAAAGCAAGAAGCTCTTGCTCGTAGAATGATTGCAGAGGTAGGTCCGGTGACGGAAGGTGGAGACCCTGTCCGAGCACAGCAAAACCCTCCTACAGCAGGAGAGCCCAATCAGAAACTACGCACCGGAATCTTTGGGCGGAGAACCATGGGTCTTCCGGAAGAAGAATTTGTGGATTCCCTTGCAAGAGAATCCCTAGACAGAGGGATATTCAGAACCCTTAAAGACGCAAGACCTGTAGTAGCGGCTGCTCTCTCCAACCCAAAAAGTCCAGATGTCAACCCTCGAGTAGTGCAGATGATCAACTCTGTCCGCCGAGAAGGATTCAAAGGGAAAGGGCGCAGAGGGGGAGGAAGACTAGTTGACCCCATGTCAGGCTCTCCTGAGAGAGCAGCTAGCTTTGCAGAGATGGGCCCTCAAAAGTTTATGGCGTTTGAGGGAGGAACTACTCTTCCTGGAGAAGAAGTTATCCCTGATGTAGATGAGACCGGGAACGTAAGAGAGCGGGCAGCGCAGAAACAAACTACTGCCAGAGGATCCCAGATATTTAAAAAAGGAAGAGAAGAGGCTGTCTTCGATGCAACGCAAAGGTTTGAGCGGTCAGAAACCAAAATTCTCATACGAAATGTTCTGGGACAAAGCGCAAGAGAGGGAAGAATTGATCTTCCAAGAGCAAGGCAGCTGATTGGGGAGTTGAAAAGTAAAGGGATAGATGTCTCCCCTGCCCTGATCAATGAAGTCCTCGAACCTTTAGGGGCTACTTTGGGGCCTGACGAGGTTGCTGCTTTGAGGGCAGGAACCTTTAGCCTGGTCCCTGACCAGTCGCTTCTTCCACCCCGCAGAGAGGCAGTAGGCGCGTTTGGCTCATTACCCCAGAAGAAGACAATGAGGTTTGGAAGCCTTGCAGGCGCCGTCAGGCAAGGGCCTGAGTTTGCTCCAAAGCTCATTCCGTCTATGGTTGATCCTACTTTAGGTAGAGTGTTATTAGGAGCTTTGACCCGTGGCGCTATCCGCTAAACAATTTAAAGAAGCTTTGGACGGTCTTGCAAAGGGGGACCCCTCAAAGATTGACTTCGATGGTTTTTTTATGGAGCTCCGCAAAAAGGGTGCGAGTCCGAGAGAGCTCCTTCGGATAGAAGGCAGGCTGTCTTCACTGCCGGGGTTTTCTAAAGAGGCCAGTAGATTTAGAGGTGTCGCTGCAAGAGTGGCCACGATGCCTATTCCTGCTCCCGCTCCAAAACCAAAGGGACCCAAGCCCAAAACTCCTAAGCCAGGAAAGGCTGGAATTCTTTCTCGACTGTCAGGCCTAGCTAAAGGCGCTAAGGGTTTGGTGCGAACACCCACTTTCGGAGGCGTTGCGGCTCTTGGTGGTCTGGGATTCCTTGCCTCGGCTGCGCTGTCCGACCAGAAAGAACGCCAGATGCGTGGTATTCAGCGAGGGCTGGTGAATCCGGCTCTTGGACAGAACATTCTTTCTGAGGTAGATTTAGGATCCCAAATGGGAACTACACGAAGGCTCAACAGCATGGCTTCTTTGATGGAAGCAGGTCAAGCCATGACTCCACAAGAAGCAGAACTATCTGCTATCCTTGGGGCGGCAGGTGCTGCTGCCGCACAAAATGCTGCGGTGGGTCGAAACCTAGATGAGGTAGCACTTGACAACGTGTTAAGGATGACATGAGCAGTTTCTCCGCACTAAGAACTGGACTTAGCCGACTTGGGTCAGGCATAAGCAGCGGCCCCCTTGGAACAATTGGTGCCGGCATTAAGGACCAGCCCCTCGGAGTTGGCGTTGGTGGAGCAGATATTGGATTCTCTCTCGGCATGCCAGCATTTGCATCAGGCATTGGGGGAGTCACAAGGGCATTTGGAATCAACCAGTCGAGAACCGCTGGTGGCCTCCTTATGGACAGCCCCGAAGCAATGCTGCAGATGCAGATGGCCTCGACCGCATCAGGTCAAAGACGGCTCAACATCGCACGAAAGACGCAACAGAAATACGAGATGTTGCAATCTCGAATGGGACAGTCTCTCGCCCGGCTTGCTGCAGTAAGCCCTCAAAAATACCAAGAGGTAATGGCGGGG